GGCCGCGGCGAGTGCGTCGTCCTCGATCGCCTGTGCGGCGACCAGCTCGTCGCGGACGTCCGAGATCGAGCCCAGGTGGCCGACGAGCTCAACGAGCTCGGCACGCTCCTCGGGGGTGATCTTGTCGTCCGGGATCTTGTTGATCTCGAGGGCTTCGGCGCGAGCTTCGTCGTACAGCTTCGCGATTTCGTCGAGGGTGAGGCCCTCGAGCGTGTCGGGCATCTTGAACTTCATGAGGGTCACTCCCTGGTGTCAGAAGAAATGGGTGTGTGCGACTGGGGCCTGTGGCCCTGACATCACCCGGTTACACCGGAAGTGAGTTACTGCTCCTGTCCGAGATGATCACATGCCTCTACGGCATGTGTCAACTCGCCACGACGGGATCGGGCAGGGAATATGCCCCGGGGGTCATCTTCACCATGGCGTCACGGGCCGCCTGGGAGTTGTACTTCTTGACCTTTCCGCCCGGCATCACGGCCACATACTGCAGCTGTTCACCGTTCGGACCCCTTGAGCATGCACATGCCATCTCACGCCTCCATCGACTCGAGTACGCGCCGCGCGCGGACAAGTTCCAGCTGCGCGAGAGCCTCGCGCACGGGCTGCAGCTCCTCGACCATGGCCGCCCGACGCTCGAGCGCGACGTACGCCTCGACCGCGCGGATGGCGATGTCGTTGACGTTCTCGACGGTGAGCTCGAGCGGGGTGTCGTTGCCGCTCGTGGTGCCCTCCTCGCCGAAGTCGACGATGCCGGCCGCGGTGATCGCGACCAGGCCGAGCGCGGCGGATGCGACCATGCCCAGCTTCGGGATCGGGAACCCGGGCACGTTGACGGCGAGCGCCGCAACCAGCTCGTAGTTGCCGTTGATCAGGCGCCAGTCGCCGGAGAGCCGACCGCTCGCCTCGAGCTCGTACCGCTGCTCGTCGGTGGCGTTGTCGCGGAACTTGCCGGAGAACCAGATACCGAACTGGTCCTCGCCGGTGACGATGTCGGCCACGACCGCGCCCGTGTTGTCGTAGTGCGCGATCGCGGAGTTGGCGCTGGACCGATCCCCGGCGTGGCCGGTGCCCATCGTGATGCGACCGACGGCCACGCGACCCTCGGTCGTCATGACGTTGCCGGTCAGGAAGTGGGCGTAGCCGGTGTTCGAGCGCGGGGCCATGGTGCAGCGGCCGGGGCCCTCGGGCTCGCCGATGTGGCAGACGTTCCAAGCCGCGACGTGCCCGTAGAGCCGATCCCCGTCGACCGTGAGGCCGGTGGGCTCCTGCAGGTTCGGGTTGCGGAAGAACTCGGCGTCGATGGGCGACGCCGCGGCGACCAGGGAGAACAGGGGTGCGACCGGAGCTCCGGACGCCACGAGCGAGTGCCCGCGCTTGCCGCCCTCCTGGCCGGGCCAGACGCCGAGCGCCTCCTTGTGCATGTTCGCGCACAGGCCCGCGAGCCAGTCGGGATTCTGGACGTACTTCGCCAGCTGCAGGCGGCAGCGGTTGAAGTCTCCGGGCACGCCCCACTTGATCTTGGCCGCGCCCTTGCCGCGCACCCAGTAGCGGCGGATCCGCGAGGTGGCGACCGGGTGGGTAATCCATCCCGGCCCATCCTTGGTTCCGGGTGCGAACGCCGCGGCGACGATGGCGTTGTGCTCGCGCGCGTACGCCTCCTGCCCGTCCATGTCGAGGGCGTTGTACTCGGCGAGCTGCTCCTCGGTGAACTCGGTCAGGTCGATGATCAGCGTGCCGGCGGATGCCGTGAGCGAGGTCACCTTGCCGCAGCCGCAGTCGGCCAGGGCGTTCGCCGCGGCCTCGATCTGGTCCGGCGTGAGCTCGTCGGCGAACTCGTGGCCGAGCGCGATGTACCCGGTGCCGTCGGCGAACGCGCCAGTCGGGACCATGTCGAACCGGCGAATGCGGGCCTCCGAGAACCAGCGCACCGGCTGCGTGCCGTCGCCGATGATCTCGTCTACGAACGCCTCGAGCTCCTCGGGCGACATCTCGGAGATTTCCTTCTCCTCGTTCTCGGTCTGCAGCCGAGCCAGGAACTTCTCGCGCTCCTCGGTGACGTCTTCGGTGACCGAGTCGACGATGACCGACACTCCGGTGTAGCTACCGTCCGCGATGCCGTCGATCGCCTGCCCGGCGTACGGCTTGTGCGGGAAGATCACGCCCGTGTAACGGGCTTCGCCCTCCACGACCTCGAAAGTGTCGATCCGGCCGACGATCGCGACGTTCGAGGTGTCTCCACCGTGCGTCGAGACGTACTCGAAGCCGAGAGGCTGCGGGAGATTGGCGAACTTGAGCGCTCCGTCGCGGAATCCGCGTCCATCGCCGGTCGGAGTGCCCTCGACGGTCGCAACACCGTGCACGGGGATCTCGGTGATGAGCTCCTCGCCGTCTTCGGGCTCGTCGATGGGCATTTCTTCGTCAGGAAGGGCCTCAGCCTCCTCCACGACGGCCGCGAGGCTCACCACGCTGAACTCAGCGCGCCAATCGGGGCTCTCGAGGCTCTTGAGGTGCTCCTCGGCGGCTTCCATCGACTCGAAGGGGCCGACAATGCGGTCACCGTCGTCGGATCGGTAGTCGAACTCGATTACGAACATGGTCTTCCCCTCGTCGCGGGCAGTTTACGCCGCAGTCCGGTCGATCAGTAGCTTCAAAGTGCTCCGAAGTGAGCCGAACGATGGCTCCCGACCGCTTCGGAGCAGCGATCGGGCATAGATGTCGAGCGCGCGAGTGAGATCTTCGACCGGCACGCCGTAGTCGCGGAGGTTGACGGCGTCCCAGGCGTCCTGAAGCACTTCGTCGAGGTCCATTGAGGGCACCGGATGCACCGTATAGAGCCGATTTGCCGGCACCGGGGCCTGCTTCATGCCCAGCTGCGACTTGATCCGGTTGCCGGCGCGCTGCAGGGCCCGATCGACGATCTGTTCGCACACCATCGTGAGCATGTCGAGCTTCGCGGCCTCGGGATCTTGCTTCTTCGGGAGCTCCCGGACGGGGTGCTCGACCAGTGAGGGCTGCGGACGGCCCTCCACGGCGGGTCGCTCGTCCTCGGGCTCGGGCAGATCGTTCACTCCGAGCAGCTTCGCGGCCGCGTGGACCAGCTCGGGGGTCGTGGAGCCCCTCGCCATGCTGCGGAGGATGGCGATGCGCATGCCCTCCTCGGTCATCCGGTCCGCTTCGGTGAACCCGTTCTCGCGGAGGACGGCGTCGTCGGAGAGGATCATGGCCTGGTTGAGCTCCATCGCCTCCTTCGAGCGGTTCGGCCGCAGTCGCATCTGCGACGTGTCGGCCATGATCTTGAACTTGCGGGGGTCTTCGACTTCTCCGTCGAGCGCCACCCAGAGGTACTGGGTTGTGAGGCCGGTCGTGATGATCTTGAGGGGCGGCTCGCCGTGGATCTTGACGTTGTTCTCGTCGGAGAGCCAGGCGTTCCAGTGGTTCGAGCCCTGCGTGCCGAGCAGGATGTCGATCGGGATGTCCATGCCACGGGCGATGGCGAGCAGCTGCTCCTCGCGCATCTTCGGCGCTGCCTTGTCGAGCTCGGACCAGAAGTTGAGCTGCTGGATCTTCTCGAGATACTCGCCGGGGACGGTGCCGAACAGCGGGAGCATGGCCTCGGCCGACTCGGGGTTCTGGATGGCGATCCGGGCGGTCTCGAAGATGAGATCGGCGAGGCCCTGAGCGCCTTCGACGACGGCGTCGACTCGGGTCTCCGGGTCGCCGGCATTGCGGACGACGGGACGCGACGGGAACTCGGTCTCGGCCGGGAGAATGACGAGGCCGTTGCCGGTGAGGCGCGAGTCGATCTGAGCGGCGACGCGCTTGCGCAGCTGCAGCAGCTCGCTCAGGATCGGGAGCACCGCGCGCGCGGGCGCGTCTGCCTTCTTCTTGTTCTTCGGGTGCGCTCGCCAGATTCGGATGACGGTCCGGTTGCGGCCCTCGAGCAGCTTGCCGTTGACCTTCCAATCGGTGCCGTTCTTCTTGACCTCGTTCGGCGCTGCGACCTGCCAGTCGTCCGGCGTGGCGGTCTCGGCCTTCGACGCGGGCGGTCCGATGAGCCAGCCCTCGCCAGCGACGTCGAGGTGCTCGCCGTACAGGCGCAGCATCTCCTCGTGGCCGTCACTGCCGCCGTACAGCTCGTCGAGCGCGGCGATCGCGACGTCGTTCGTGGTCGGCACCCACTCGCCGTCGATCTTCTCGGCGACGTAGAGCTTCGCGCGGGAGAGCAGCGCGCCCTTGATCGTGGGGGCCTGGCGGAACTCGCCGATCAGGTCGAAGAAGTCCCAGGCCGCTGCCTGCCACTCCTCGCCCGTCTGGATCCGCGAGTCGTTCGCGTTCTTCCCGCGAGAGCTACGTGAGTAGTTCTTCGCGGCGGCTGTGATGGACCGGCGAACCGCTCGGCGTTCCCTACGCGGCATTCCGACCCCTCACATCGCGGTACGGGCACGACTCGCCCTGCGACGCATCATAGCTGGCCAGAACCGCAGACGCACGAAGGACCGGGCTACTACGTTCCCGGTCCTTCGGGTCGGAGCTGCGATGCAGGTCCGGTCCCAGTCGCTAAGACTGTACCTCGTCCGCGGGGCGAGCGCTGAACGTGACGGCAATATCCATGCCCGCCTCCTGCATGTCGATGAACCACTGTGCGGCCTCGGGGTTGCCGATCGTCATCGTGATCTCACCGTGCGGCGTGGCGCTGGCCCACTTCTTGTTCTCCTCGGCGCGGCCGCCGGTGACGACGCCCATCTTGACGGTGATGACCGGCGCGGGCTCGGCCCAGCCGGTCTGGCCGTTCGAGTTGCGCTGGTACGAGAACCGCTCAGTGGAGCGAACCCAGAAGCGGGCGGCGATGGACTTCTTGATCGAATCCTGCAGGGACATGATGCCTCCTCGGCATAGAGATGAATGCGAAAGAGGCTGCGAGCCCGCGTGCGCGGCGACCGACCGGCTCGAGCATAGCAAAGGGCCCCGGGGTGTCTAATCCCGGGGCCCTTCAGGCGAGCTTCCCGACCAGGAGAGGCCAACGGGTTCAGTCTAGTCCTTCGGCTGGTCGCGCACGATGATCATCGGCGCCAAGTATCCGAGCGCGAACGCGCCCCAGAAGATCCACCACGCCCACGCGACCCACAGGAAGTAGAGCCCGGCGATCCACCAGCCGATGCAGGCGAGCGCGACCCAGAACGAGAAGCACCACCAGCAGGTGAATAGGTTCTGCCAGCCGGTGCCGTCGGTCCACAGCTCCCAGCGATCGCGCCACCAGACGCTCGGCGGGAAGTCGTCGTACACGACCGCCCGGGTGAAGCGGCCGACACCGAGAGCGGCGACGGCCACGTGGATGAAGATGTAGGGCAGGGTGGCCCAGGTGATTTCGATCATCGGTTCCAGTGCTTCTTCCGGTAGGCGCTCCCAGGAGCGCGGTTTCTCGGCGAGCCAGAGAGGTTGCCCTTGGCCTGACCGACT